GAGCTGATGGCCCTCCCATCCTTCCGTCGCTTTTTGTGGCGGTCGATTCAATCGAGCGGAATCCTGAGCCAAGGAACGAGCGGGGCTGATGGCCGCGATCTCTCATATGCAGAGGGGCGGCGCAGCCAGATGTTCGCGATCCTTGCCGATGTCGAAGTCGGCCAGCCCGCCGCGGCGCGCCACCCTCACAGCATCATGACGATCTTGGCGGTCCTGCGCGAGGCAGCGAACCCAGCCCCGAAGGAGAAGAAGAGTGCAACTGGTCGGTATGACGAAATCCCGGAATAGGCTGCTTGCCGGCGTCGCGATGACCGCGATCGAGCGGCGCGTCGGTCGTCACCTGCGCGCCCCTGACCATCCGGCCGACCCTGCCCCCGCTGTGCCGCCGCCCGCTGCGCCTGCTGATCCCGCGCCGCCGGCCGATCCGGCAGCGCCTCCCGCCGAACCGGCCGCGCCGCCTCTGCCCGCAGACCCGGCCGCGCCGGCGCCTGCCGCCGACCCGGATGACAGCGATGATACGGCACTGGGCGGCAAGAAGCCCGAGGTGCCCGCTGATCCTGCTGATCCCAATGAGCCCCCCGCGCACGTCATCCCGGAAGCCTATGAGCTGACCGCCCCCGACGGCATGACGATCGACGCGGACCTGCTCACCGAGGCGACGCCGATCTTCAAGGAAGCCGGGCTGTCGAACGAACAGGCGCAGGCGATTCTGCCCGCCGCCAAGTCCCTGGTGGAAAAGACCCAGCAGTCGACGGTCCAGAACCTGATCGATGCCGGCAACCAGCAGCGCAAGGCATGGCTGGATGCCGCCAAGGCCGACGCGCAGATCGGCGGCGCCAAATGGGATGCCAGCTTGGACAGCGCCGGCCGTGCGCTCGATGCGCTTGGCCATGCGGAAGGGTCCGAGTTCCGGACCGCCCTCAATGAAACCGGCTTCGGTAACCATCCCGAGATGATCCGCATCTTCGCGCGGATCGGGGAAATGGTTGGCGAAGATGGTGATTTCGTCCGCGCGGATGCCGGGGCGAAGGTCGTGGACACACTGACTGACATGTATCCGAACAACCGTAGGGGTAAGTAAATATGGCAATTCTCTCGTCCCAGGCCCTTACGTGGGCCGACCTCATCACCAAGCTGGGGCCGGATGGCACTATCGGCACCGTCGCCGAGGTGCTGAACCAGCATAACGTCATCATGCGCGATGGTGCTTTCATCACCGCCAACAAGGGCACCGAGCATGAGACGCTCGTGCGCGTCGGCCTGCCGGAAACGGCGTGGATGAAGGTCGGTGGCTATGTGAAGCCGACCAAGAGTCAGACCCGTGCGCAGAAATTCACGACCGGCTTCTGCCGTTCGCTCTCGCAGGTGCCTCAGGACATCCTTGACCTGGCTGACGACGAAGCCGCCTTGCGGCTTTCGGAAGCTGCGCCGCACCTGGAGGGTATCGCTCAGGAATTCGAATTCATGTTCTTTAATGGGAACACGAAGACGAACCCGCTCGGCTTCGACGGCATGGGCGCCTATTATAATGCCCTGCCCGTCGGCAACAATAACGCCAGCAACCAGGTAGTGAACGCTGGCGGGGTCGGCTCCGATAACTCGTCGATCTGGCTGATCCGCCATGGTGAACAGCAGACTTCGCTGATCGTGCCCAAGAACATTTCCATGGGCATCCAGCGCGAGGACAAGGGTCAGCAGCGCGACACGGACGACGAAGGCGGTGTCCGCTACGTGCAGGAAGAAATGTTCACTCTGCACAGCGGCGTGGCGATCAAGGATTATCGCGCCAACGCGCGCATCGCCAACATCGACGTGTCGAACGCCAAGGCGAACACGGTGGACATCATGGAACACATGGTGACCGCATACCATCGCGCCCGCATGCCCAAGCACAATGCGGAAGTCGAAAACTCGGCTTTCCTCGGCGCGCGCGCATGCTGGTACATGAACGCGGACCTGTTCGAGATCCTGGATAAGCAGGCTCGCAACAAGGATCTGAACCCCGCCCTCCAGCTCGGCATCAAGGATATTCAGGGCGAGGAAACCACCGTATTCCGCGGCCTGCCCATCCGCGTGACCGACGGGATCACGAGCACCGAAGCGCCGCTGGTCTGATCAGCCGGATAGAGAAGGAGATTTACTATGTTGGTTGATAACGCAGGCGTTCTCAGTGAAGGGCAGGCGATCACCGCCTCGGCCGCTTCCACGAACGCGCTCGACTTCGGCGAGAACGGCACGCCGATCGGCTGGGCTGGCGCCGTCTTTGGAGATCTGGGCCTCAGTGGCGTCAAGCTGATGATTCAGGTCACCGAGACGTTCAACAATCTGACCTCGCTCAAGGTGGCGATTCAGATGGACAGCGACCCGGTATTCGGCTCGCCGTCGACGATCGTGTCGTCCGAGGCTGTTCCGCTCGCTGATCTGAAGGCCGGCTATCGCTTCCGCATTCCCGACAGCATCCCGGAAGGCGCCAGCGAGCGCTATTATCGGCTCTACTTCACTGTGGCAGGCACTGCCCCGACCACCGGCAAGGTCTTTGCCGCGATCGTCGCCGGCCGTCCGGGTGCCCTGTGAGCGGCGCGGCAAGCTATCGCGCGATCACGCGCGGCCAGACGCCCGACGGCGTGTGGCACGATGCGGGCGCTCTGTTGACGACGGATGCGCCGGAGGGCGCCTGGATGCAGCCGCTCGACGCGAAGGGCAATCCGATCCCGAAGGAGAAGAAGCAGCCGGTTCCGGTCGGCGCTGCAAGCGAAGAGGCGATCGAAGCCGTTCGCCGCGAGGTGACGGAAAAGGCGCAGGTCGTGTTCGACCAGCAGCGCGCCGACTTCGAACAGAAGCTTCAGGCAGAGAAGGCCCGCGCCGACGATGCCGAGAAGCAGCTGAGCGAGGCGAAGGCCGGCTTCGAGAAGCAACTGTCGGAATCCGACACCGTGCTCGACAAGGCCACCCAGCACATCGCCGAGGTCGAGAAGGAGCGCGACGCGCTCAAGGCCGAAGTCGAGAAGCTGAAGGCCGCGGCCGTCAAGGCAAAGTAACGAAGCGAGCGGGGGCTACGGTCCCCGCTCCTCCCCTGCCCGTCGATTCAACAAGACCGCGCCGAGCGATAGCCCATCGCCATGGCTTCCCAACTCGACATCTGCAACGACGCGCTGTCCGAGATAGCGGCGGACCCGATCAACTCGATCGACGAAGCATCCCCCAGCGCCTTCAACTGCAAGCAGCATTATCCACGCGTGATCGCGGAGATGATGACCTGGACCGATTTCGATTTCCTCAACCGGCGCACCGCCCTTGCCCTCCAGCCTAACGACCGCAAAGGCGAGTGGCTGTATCGCTATGGCAAGCCGGCCGATCTGGCTGACGCCATCGCCGTTCTCCCCAAGGTGGACGAGCAGCGCACGGACCTTCCGGCGGCTGGCCCCTATAATTTCCCGTCATGGGATGCGCTGGGAAAGCTGCCCTTCATCATCGCCGGCGGCTCGATCTACACCAACGTCGCCGACGCAATCCTGGAATATCAGGTCAACGCGGTGGACCCGGCCGTCATCGATCCGCTCACCGCGCGCGCCTGCGCGCTGGAGCTCGCCGCACGGCTGGCCATGCCGATCAAGAAAAGCCGCAACCTCAAGGGCGATCTGATCAAGCAGGCGGAAGTCGCCAAACAGCGGGCAATAGCGGAGAGTGAGAACCGCTCCCCTCGCCGCACGACATCCTACATCAGTGAGGCTGAATATGCCCGAATGGGGGCTGGTATCTGATGGAATATCGGCTGGCCCAACCATCGTTCAGCAAGGGGGAGATCGCGCCGGACCTGTATGGCCGGTTCGATGTGGACGCCTATGCGCAAAGCCTGCGCCTTGCGCGCAACGTCGTCATCCTCAAATATGGCGGCGTCACAAAGCGGCCGGGCACTCGGCTGGTCGCTGAAGTTTACGACGCATCCAAGCCCGTTCGCCTGCTACCGTTCCAGTTCTCCATTGAGCAGACCTATGCGCTCGAAATGGGTCAGGGCTATATGCGCGTTGCGTCTGGCGGCGGCCTCGTTCTCAACGAAGAGCTGGAAATCACCGGCATCAGCAATGAGGCGCAGGCGCGTGTTACCGCGGCGCTGCACGGCTACTCGGTTGGTCAGGACGTGTTCCTATCTGGAATCGATGGCGCGCTGGGCGATCAGCTTAATTTCAGGTTCTTCCCGGTGGTCGCCATCGTGGATAGCAATAACTTTCGGATCGGCGTTGACACCTCAGCGATGCCCGCATTCACCGGCGCGACCGGCGGCATCACACGCACTTCGCCGCCAGACCCTGACCCGGTCGAGCCGCCGGTGCCCCCGCCTGTGGATCCTCCTCCACCTCCGTCCACCGGTGGCGGCGGCTGGAAACCCGGCAACCCGCACGAGCAGATACCATAATGGGCGTTTCCCGCGTCTTCCGAACCGGCACGCCCTATAACGGTGTGGAGCTGGACGAAATCGATTTCGAGCAGCAGGCCGATACGATGTATTTCGCGCATCTCGATCATCCGGTCGAGCGCCTGAATCGCACCGCGCACGACGCATGGTCATTCGCCACCGTATCGTTCGCGCCCAAGATCCAGCCCCCGACCGGTGTCGCCGTCGAGGTGCATATACCCAACACCGATTCCGAGAATGGTGGCGCTGCCTATTTCCCCCGCAACGCGCGATACTGCGTGACGTCGATCAACGAGGACGGGCAGGAAAGTCGCGCCTCGCCGGCCGATATCACGGCCTACAATGACCTTTCGCTCAAGCGGAATTACAATTTCCTGACATGGTCCGCCGCTGCCGGGGCGGTGAGCTACAAGGTCTACAAGGCCGATAGCAGCCAATTCTATGGCTATATCGGCAGCACAAACGCCCTTGAATTCGTGGATGACAATGTCGGCCCGGATCTCAGCACCGCGCCGCCTGAAGCCTATGACCCGTTCCTGGGCGCAGGCAACTATCCGTCGACCGTGACATTCTTTGAGCAGCGCCTGTTCCTTGGGCGATCGCGCAATAGTCCGAACGCGATCTGGGGAAGCCGCACGGCCGACTTCGAGAATATGGACCAGTCGATCCCCCTTCGCGCCGACGACAGTATCGCGATCGCGGCGAACGCCGGCCGGGTGAACGCGATCAACCAGCTCGTGGCCACGACCAGCCTTCTCGCCTTGACGTCCGACAGCCTGTTTCGGATCGATAGCGGCGCGGACGGCGGATATCTCACCGCCTCGCCACCGGCCACCGTGCGCCGGCAGATCGGTCGCGGCTCCTCGCGCCTCTCCCCGCTCGTAGTCGACAATGTCGTCTTCTACACGCCATCGGTCGGCGGGGGCGTGCGGTC